AGTGCGAGTAGGAATGCTACATTTAACTATACTTTGTCTCACCCTTTGAGTTGCAGGTGCAGTTGTATCAAATCATCTATCAGCAGAAACAAAGAATGTTCCTGTTGTAGAGACAATTCAACTTGTGAACAACGAAGAATATTGGGCACTGGATGAATTAAAAGAATACCCAGAGGACACATTGTCACTATCAGAGGATTATGATGCTGACCTAGAGTGTTTTGCAAAGAACATTTACTTTGAAGCAGGTAATCAAGAACTTGCAGGTAAGTATGCTGTTGGACATGTTGTTCTCAATCGACTAAAGAGTGATAAATTTCCTGACACAATCTGTGGTGTAATTTACCAAGGACCTGTAAGGGAAAGTTGGGCGACCGCATCAAATGAAAATCTATCAGATGATGAACGAGTATATTACCCAAAAAGGCATCAGTGTCAATTCAGTTGGTACTGTGACGGACTAGCAGATGACCCGTATCAAGGTGAGAACTGGCAACGGTCACTTGAGATTGCTGAAGAGATGCTTTCAATGTGGTATGCAAGTGAATATATGGTTGACATTACTGACGGAGCCATGTATTATCATGCAACATACGTTAACCCATATTGGGCGAAGACTATGAAAGTCGTTGCTCATATTGGTGACCATATTTTTTATCGATAATAGGAGTGTAAATGTCAGTACGCATTATATCATATTCGCAACCTGCAAAGGGTGCGTTCATTGGACTAGACAATGTGCAAGAACTTATTGCATATTGTGCAAGAGTTAGCAATCCTGCTAACCAGATGAACAATGAAACATCCACAAAACTTATTAAGTATCTAATCAAACATCAACACTGGTCTCCACTAGAGATGGTGTCTGCTTGTCTTGAGATTGATACTACCCGTGACATTGCTCACCAAATTGTGCGACACCGTTCGTTCTCTTTTCAAGAGTTTAGTCAGCGTTATGCAAATCCAAAAGAAATGGGTGATATGTTTGTTCTCCGTGAAGCAAGATTGCAAGACACAAAGAACAGACAGAACTCTATTGATTTAGATATGACTGATGAATATGAAGGTGGACTTCACGACCGTTGGGTTGAGATGCAACAGCGTGTGATTAAAGAAGCGCAAACGGCATACAACTGGGCAATCGATAATGGTATAGCAAAAGAACAAGCAAGGGTAGTCTTGCCTGAAGGTCTAACTAAAACTCGTCTGTATATGAATGGGACGATACGTTCTTGGGTTCATTACATTGAACTGCGTGGTGCTAATGGCACACAGAAAGAACACATGGAGATTGCTCATGCTTGCGCTAAAGTAATTAGTGAAATTTTCCCATTAGCAGAGGAGTTGATGAATGAAAGAGATTGAGAGTTTTCCCTTGCCAATAAGCAGAGAACAATTTTGTAAAGAAGTACATGACTTAATGAGTGAGAAGCAGATACCTGCGGTAGATGCAATCATCATGCGTTGTCAAGTACACGAGATTGAACTTGAAGACGTAGCACCGCTAATCGATGCGAAGATGAAAAGTGACTTGGAACAAGAGTTTCGAGAAATGAATTATCTACCTCGAATTGCAACGCTACCACTATGAGAATGACACCGTTCGAAACATATAAAACATACCTTGCACTTAAACAACACTTTACCCTTGACAATTACGATTACTTCAAGTATAATGGTAAAGTAAGAGCAAGTGAGAACTCTTTCAATAATCGAAAGGATAGGTTCTTCTTCAGTAAACTGTCGAGGGCTTTGAATGACGATGAGATTGTAGAACTCTTTGTTTCTAATTTCTTAGAGAGTGAAAAGACTTGGATTAAAGATATGTTCTCTGATGATGCGAAGGCTCGCTTTCGTAGATACCAGAAGACACTTCAATCGTTGTCTTACACTTTCAAAGAAGAGTTTGTGAAAGTCAGAGACTTCATGGACGAACACAATTTAGAGTTTGATGAATTGTTTGAGGTTCAAAAGAATGAACATCCGACTATCATCAAGTTACATCTTGAAGGTGTTCTGTCTTTGCAGTCTTTGGTAATTGCAAACAAAGTTCTTAACTTTATGAGTAGGTTTGATAGATTGATTGATGAACCATATATCTACGGACCTCTCAGTGTGCGAGTTAAGAAGTATTCGCCTTTCTTGTCAATTGTTGATGAGACAAAATACAAGAAAATTTTAATTGAAATTTTTACTTGACAAAGGGGAAAGAATGCTATATAATATGCACTATTAAATCATGGTTATGTGGATACGAAATCTGATACAACGACATACAAATATACAAGGAGATACATATGTCTTTTGCAAATCTAAAAAAATCTGCTGGTGACTTTTCAAGTCTTGCAGACCAACTCAATAAAACATCTGCTGGTACACAGCAACAAACTAACTCCCGAGAAGATACACGTTTCTGGAAGCCAGACGTAGATAAGGCTGGTAACGGCTATGCTGTTATTCGTTTTCTACCTGCACCAGAAGGTGAAGAACTTCCTTGGGTGCGTCTATGGGACCACGGCTTTCAAGGTCCTGGCGGATGGTACATTGAGAACTCGCTTACTACTCTAGGTAAGCCAGACCCAGTTTCAGAGTATAACTCTAAATTGTGGAACTCAGGTGTCGAAGCGAACAAAGATGTTGTTCGTAAACAGAAGCGCCGTCTAAAGTATATCGCTAACATCTATGTTGTTAGTGACCCTAAGCATCCAGAGAATGAAGGTAAAGTATTCCTTTATCAGTTTGGTAAGAAAATCTTTGATAAGATTAACGAAGCCATGAACCCTGCATTCGAAGATTAGACGCCAATTAACCCATTCGATTTTTGGACAGGCGCAAACTTCAAACTGAAAATTCGTCAGGTTGAAGGTTATCGTAACTACGATAAGTCTGAATTCGATAGTGCATCACAACTACTAGATAGTGATGAAGCACTTGAAGCAACTTGGAAGACTGAATATTCACTTCAGGAATTCCTTGACCCTAAGAACTTTAAGTCTTATGAGCAACTAAAGGCTCGCCTAGATAAAGTTCTTGGATTGACTGGAGCAGTAGCGGAATCAACTGCTGAAACTACACCAGTTCAATCATTTGATGCGCCAGCCGCATCAGTCGCATCTTCTGCACCAACTGCTACTGCAACAGTAGCGCAAGAGGCAAACACGGAAGAGGAAGACGATACGCTTTCCTATTTCGCTCAGTTGGCTAAAGAAGATTAACAACTCGAAAGGAGTGAGGTTGTCTGAACCTAAAGTCGCAGAGTAAGCCTCGGACTAAATCAGAACTTAGAAGTAGAAAGAGAGGGGACCTTGTGTCCCCTCTCGCCTTTTGTGTTGTAAAATTTTTCGCTTATTGTGCAGGAACTGCTGAACCACGATAATCGTCAGAAGAGTTTCTAACTGGTGTTATTGGAGTAACTCTTTGAATACCGACATTGTTTGTTGTTGATGGTGCAACGACAACTGCACCAGAGCCACCAGCATTACCACCGCTTCTTTCAACTGCTTGTAGGTCTTCTGTTTCTGCTTGTGTTGAATTCAAGAGTTGTCCAACTGTTGGAGCATCAGTTGTATATTCGTCATCGCCAACTTCAATTCCCATCTTGTCAGCAATTGATGCGGCATAATCATATTGCGCTTGTGAAACAGGGACGGATTCTCCTGTTTCAATATCCATAGTTTCAGTGATTGCACCAGATAAAATATCTTCGGCATATTGGGCTCTATTAAGACCCGTTTGAACCAACCTCATTTTTCTTCTGTTGATTGGTCCTAGTCCACCGTTTTCTTCATCGATATAATCTAGTAATTCTTTTTGTCTTTCTAGGTCTGCTAAAGAAATGTTGTCGGAATTGACACCTCTTCTAAGTTGGCGTAATGACATTAACTCACTTACGTCAAAGTTTCCAGGTGAAGCGGCTTCTTCTGTAACAAGATTACTACTGTCATCACCAACACTTTCAGTTTCAGTTTCTAATTCTGGTTCTTCTTCATCATCTCCAAATCCGAAGAATGATAGAACAGAAGCCTTTGCATCACTCATTGTGTCTTTGAAATTATTCCAGTATTCTCTTGCACCTTCAGTAACATCATTGACAAGATTACCAACATACTCACCGACCGCTTGTAGTTCGTCATCAACCCCAATTGCTTCAGCACCAGACCAGAGAGCATCTTCTATTTTACCTAATGCTTCACCAGCCATATCTCCTACCGCTGAAATTCCAGTAGATATTTCACCTATTTTGTCTGTGGCAAAATCACTAACTGCACTTACTCCGTCTTTAACACTATCCATTGTAGTCGCACGAAGAACTGCGGCTGAATCCATAGCGGCTAAGTCTTCTGGCGAAATCTCTAAGTCTTCAGCAAGTAGAACAAGTTGCTCTTGTGTTAGACCAGCGGCACTTTCAAGTCCTGCTGGTAGTGCATCTACTTTCGCTTGTAGAGCGGCACGGTCTTCTTCAGACATACCTTCAATGTCAGGAATAGCCAATCCAGTAAGAGAATTTCTTACAGACGTAAATGCATTATCTACAGAAGTTGTGACTGAAGTTACTGCACTCGAAACTGTTGCTGAAAGACTATCCCACCATGATGGGTCAACTTGAGAATTTAGTTCATCAGTAGCAGTGTCGAATGCGGCTTCAGCATCATAGAAAGATTGCTCTGCGACATCTAGTTGGTCATACATTGCTTGAGGTACAGAAAGCCCTGCATCTTCCATTGCTTGAATTTGTGTATTCAAATCATTGTATGCATTTGCGGCTCTGTCTCTAGCGGCTTGAAGTTCAAATACTCTATCACTTGCAATCGCTTGTGCGTTTACTTTATCAATTTCTGCTTGCATTTCTGCACGGGCGGCATTATATTGTTCTTGCGAAATTGTTCCATTTGCAAGTTGAGTTTCAAGCACATTCATTGTATCGATTAGTGCTTGCTGTCTATCTCTAATTTGGTTTGCAGTATCTTGTGCCATCTTATCCATATCTGGGTCGATGGCTTTTCCGATGAACTCGCCTGCAATGTTACCAACCATCGCACCAATACCAGCACCGATAGGTCCACCAAGAGCGAAACCGATTGCGCCACCAATTGCTGAACCTGCTACTGCACCAACATCTTCACCTTCAAGTCCAGTTGCAATATCATCATCCATGACAGAGGAGTACATATCGAATCCGTCTTTAGCCGCCATTCCAATTCCGCCAGCGATAGCGGCGATTGGTAGAGCCTTAGCAAGCATCGGTCCAAACTTAGTTGCTAGACCTGCAAGTCCACCTTTACCTAAGATACCACCTAAGATATCATCTAAGAAACTGTCACCTTCAGCACCCTCAACTGCAACTTCAACATTGCTATCTTTATTTGCGATTGCTTCAAGTGCTTGTGTTTGGTCTTCTCTTGCTCTTGCTTCTTCTCTGCGATTTTCTTCTTCAGCGAAGTTTGCAGTTTCTTGCTCTGCACGCCAATTGTTATTATCTTCTCTTTGTGCAATCAGCGTTGTATCAACAGAAGCCATTGCTTCATCGATTGCTTGTCTTTGTTGCTGTGCTTCTTCTCTACGTTGTTTGATACTATCACCAATCCACTTTGTAGCGAACATGATGACTGGGTTGTTTGAAGTAAGACCTGCAACAATAGAAGTTACATCGACAGCATTGTCTTCAAGTGTTTTCTTTGCCATTGAAACAAGAGACGAACCATTCTGTGTGTTTTGTCTAAATGTTTCTTGAACTGTTTCTACTTGTTGTCTTAGTAAATCTCTTTCAACATCATTGAGGTCAGATGCTTGTTGAATTGTCTTTGAGATATCGTTGATTTTGTCTGTTGAATATTTTAACTGTTTACCAGTTGCTTTTTCTGAAGCCTCAACAGTTTTAGCAAGCATTTCAAAGTATGCTTTACCAGTAGCAGACATTCCATCTGCTTTACCTTCAATAGCCGCCATCGCAAGTTTAGTACGCTTCTCTGCTTCAGTAGCGTACTTGTCCAAATTCTCTTTGAGCATTTGGGCTTGTAGTTCTTTTATCGTGGCAGCCATGAGTTTTATTTACCTTTTGTGTACGCTTCTTTTCCGTAGAATGCGGCTATGATTGCGGCAACAGAAACGAAGTAAGTGGCAGCCATATCACCAAGAATATCACTGGCTTTTTCTAGTCCTAAGAAAGATGCCAGTACAACTGCGAATGGATACAATAGCATTCCTGCTAGTGCAAACCAAGCCATGTTTCTTTGTGCATCTTCTTTCTTATCTTCATTCTCAATTCGTAGCATTCTCTCATGCTTCTCAAGTTCCTCGTTACTTACTACGCCATCTCCGTTTAGGTCAGCGTCTTCTAGTACAGAACCTTGTTCTAGTTGTTTTTGTGCCATTGTTACTTTCTTCTCTGTAGATTTCTCTGTTTAATTTTTTCATTTTCATTCTGAATCCATTGTTGTAACATTGCAACGTAAATCTCACGTTCCCACGGCATCATATTATCTAACTCTGTCAATGAATATTTATGATGTTGCATCATAGCAAAGTTAGTCGAAAACATATTTTCTAGGCTTTCATGGCTAAGCCCTATACGAAAAAATCTTTTAGTCCCTTTAATCTGTGAATAGTCTTCTCGCCGCAACCCTTACAAGTGTACTCAAATTGATACTCAAGTGCAGGTGCAGATGTAAAGAAGTCTTCAATTTTCTTAAACTGTTCTGATGTTAGTGTGTCGAAGAACTCTTTTAGTTCTTCATCAGTAGCATCTTCAGCCTTGTGCATTTGCTCTTCATCCCAAATATATTCTGTACATCTTCTCAACAATGCCATGATACGGGAAACGCTGTCTTTTGCGTCATCCGCTAATGTTGATAATACTTCCATAGATGGGTGCTTCAGTTTGATACCAACTGTATCTGTTAACTTAATTTTTGGGTCAATCTTGTCTTTGTATACAAGTTTAATATCTTCAATATCGATATCAACTTCTTGTATATGAGAACATTTTTGTCCCATACGGTTCTGACCGTTTTTGTGTCTGAACTTCAGGCTGATAGTTTCACCTACCGACTTAGCACGAAGTTGCAAAAAGATATATTCAATGTCATATGAGGTTGCTTCATTGATATTGAAATCTTTTGTCAGAATACAATTTGTTGCGATTTGCTTGATTGCTCTAAGCATATCACCTTCTTTTTCACCTAGTGCCATAAGAAGAATTTTTTCTTCCTTGACAAGAAAGGGTCTATATTGTATAGTCTTTCCTGTAGATGGTTGTTCCATTTCAAAAGTAGGAACATCAAGTTTTGGTAATGCCATATTATTTCACCTCAATTGTTTATATGTCAGCACCGCCTCCAGCGGTACCCCATGTTTTATATGCAAACGTCACACTTAATTTTGCGATATCATTTTGTGTCGAATGATTTACATCAAGTGATGCTACATTTATTGGATATGCATCGATTAGTACACAAGTATGAACTTTTTCATTTTTACGATTGTACACGTTGATAGTTATCTGTGATTTATATTCATCAATGTAAGACATATAGCCTGTGCCTTTATTATGAATAAGATTTTGCCAGCCATCAAACCACTCTTTTAGAAGCAAACCACTGTCCATACGAATAGTCATTGTCACATCTTCAAAGATGGTATTATAAGGTCTCTTTTGTGTGAAGCCTGTACCAATCTTAATATCACTTGTTGCGAATGAACGACCAGGTAATGTAACACTCTCTACATACTGTGGTAGAAAGTTTGGCATGTTTAAGTAACGTGCTGGACTAGAAATTGCTACGTCAAATCTATTGCCGTAGTTGAAATCCCATCTTGAGATTTGTGATTTGATGTTTTCGATACTCATTAGATTGCTTTCCTACTGTCTGCCCAAACTTCACTCTTACCTGCTTTTGCAAATTGTTCTGTTGGTAAGAAGAGAGCAATATCCCATTCTGTTGCGTTGACGTATGCAAGTCTACTTCTAAGATGACTATTCAAGTATCTTTTAACACAAGGTTTGTAACCTTTGAATTTACTTGCACTCTTCAACATATCATATGAAACTCTCATTCTTGTTGTCTCATCAAACTTTCTGTTGCTTGATATTGTGTATAGACCATCCATCAGTTTCGCACGAAGAGCGGGTGGTAGATAGTGTAAGTTTAGTCCAAGAAATCCATCTGGGTAAATGTCAGTTACGACTACAAGTGGAAATCTATCGTAGTATGGTAATTGCTTTTTACCTTTTGGGTCGTAAAAGAACATATACATTCCACCGACAACTACTTTGCTACGAAGTCTATCTTTGTCGCTTACGATACCTTTTCTATTCGCACGACCAACGCCTGCCGCTTGGTCACGAAACCAATTACGGGCAGCCCTAGTTCTCGCAGGAACTTGTCCAGAGCGAATACCTTGTGCTAATAGTTTGTCGAATACATATGCCATGTGACTATTTATATCCTATACTTGAAGTTCTTTTTCGGTTAATATTTGAAATTTCCATCGCCTGTCGTCACAAAATTCTTTAGCGGCTTTCCATTTTGCTTGGTTCACTGCATAAGTTTTCGCTTCTTTGATAAAACGGGTTGACACTCGACCACTAGGTGTGTTATACTTATTCTTAGGGTCAGGTGGTGTGAGTTGTTTCTTAGGTTTGACCTCAATGAGTATGACTTGCTTCTGCCCCGTCTTTGTTCGTACTTTAATCCAGAAGTCTGGGAAGTATCGATGGTGTTTGTTATCAAGAGGTGATAAGTATGGTATAGCAAGTTCTTCACTACCCCATTCTAGTACATTCACATTTTTGTCGCAGTAAACCATGAACTTTCGTTCCCATAAACTACGATAAATTATCTTATCTGTATCACCAATGTACTTTTCTGGGTGCATTGGTTTGTATTTACCTTTGTATGCCATCAACTCGCCTGTATAAATAGTGAAGAAACAATAATCCCTCAGGAGTATTTATACATGAGTAGAACATGGTCAATCAACGCAGGTCGTATTACATCGACATTACAAAGACTTGCCGCACCATTACGAAATACTGATATTATGTCATTTGGTGGTGGGTCAGTTGGTGGTTCACAGCCAGGTGGAACTCCAGGTCCTCTAATGGTTTTCACTGTTCAGAAACTATCCCCAACCCAATATACGACAGACGGACAATCTTCAAACTCTATCGTTAGACGTAACACAGTTCCTGGTGCTTCTATATCTTTGTATTTGCCTGCTGAATTAGCAGTAACTTATAGTACGCAATATGAAGAAATGGAAATGGGTTCTGTTCTTGGTGCATTAGATGAAGGTGCTATGGCAGGACTTGGTGCCGCCACTTCTAAACTCGCAGACAATGCAAGAAAGATGTTGGGTGAAGCAACTGGTCTTGGTGAGGGTGTTGCCGCATTGAATAAAGCAAATGAAGGCAAAGCATTCAACCCACAAATGGAATTGCTATTCAAAAATGTAAACTTCAGAACATTCACATTTAACTACAAGTTTCATCCTGCAAATAAAAACGAAGCCGCAGAGGTTCAGCGAATTCAAAGAACATTCAAGCAGAATATGCTACCAACAATTAATGCAGGTTCAGGTTACTTTGACTATCCTGCAATGTTTAGTTTAGAGTATCGCTCTGGTGTTGGTTCAGATGACTACTATCATAAGTTTACAAAAATGGTATTGACTGATATGACTATTAACTATGCTGGTACAGGTGTTGCATCACAGTTTTATGATGGCGCACCAGTTGAGAGTGATATGTCTCTTCAATTCAAAGAAGTAGAATTCTTAACGGCAGATATGATTGCAGACGGATATTAAAAATGGCTACGAAACTTTTTCAAAACTACCCACAAGTTGATTATAACCTATCTGGTGATGGAAGAGATATCCAAACGATTAGAAATATCATGCTTAGAGCAAAGATTAAAGATAGCGTTAAAAACAATGTCGGAACTTTCATTGACTATGAAATAAAAGAAATGCAAACCCCACAAGAGATTGCAGATAAAATCTACGGTGACCCAGATTTATTTTGGTTAGTATTTATGATGAATGATATTACTGACCCATATTATGACATGCCTTTGGGTTCAAGACAACTTGAAAAATATATCGACAAAAAGTATCCCGGACAATATTACTCTGTACAATCTTACAGCGGAAACATTCTAGTTAGTTCGACATTAACTGGTCAGACTTCAGGTGCAGTTGCAGAAGTTTTAGAATGGGACCCAACACTTTTGAAAATTGTTGTGAAGTTTCGTTCTGGTAAGTTTACACTCAACGAACAATTGGATTCTACAAAGGTACACAATGGGGTTGACATCACTGGTGAAGTTCTTCTAGGTGGTCAAACTAAATTGAATAAGTTTGGTATACATCACTATGAAAATCTTTCAACTGGAGAGTATTTGGGTAAAGCAGATTACAATGAATTACCAGTTACAGATAAAAGAGAAGTTGATAACTATACCTATGAACAAGAGTTGAATAATACAAAAGCACAGATTAAACTTTTGAAGCCTGAATATGTTCAGCAGGTCGTTCAAGAAATAGAAACTATTCTTAGAAGGACTTAACATATGGCGCAGGGTATTGAAAGACCAGGTGATTATAAACTTCACACTTTAGATTTGTATGCTACGAAAGATTTTGAAGGTCCACCTGTCGACCTATCACAGTTGTTTTTAGAGTTTCACGTTTTCGAAGATAGTAATCGTGCATTCATGTATGGTCATATTACTATCCAAGATGCTATTGGTTTGTACAGCAAATTGCCCATTCTTGGTGAAGAGATGTTACATCTTAAATTTGAAACACCAGGAACAAACAAGGTGATTGAGATGGAAGCAGATGTTTATCGTGTTGAAGGTAGACAGAGAATAGGTAATAACTCACAGTTCTATGTTCTTCACTTTGTATCGAAAGAGTTTATTCAAGGAATTCAAACACCAGTTTCTCGCTCATATAAAGATTTGACCTCTGATGAAATCGTCACAGAATTTTACGATGAGTACATGAAGTGGGAAGACTATAAGTTTATAGAACCAAAAGAATTACACACTGAAGTTATGCAAGACAAGCAGTGGGTTGTTTTTCCATACTGGTCGCCAGAGAAGTGTATGACCTGGTTAGCATCTAAGTCAGTTTCAGAAGAATACTACGAAGGTGAACCTGTATTGTTCTTTGAAGACAGAAGAGGTTTTCATTTTAGAACAATGGCACAACTTATACATGATGAAGATGTAAAGCCTGGTGGTGCAGGAGAAGAAAAGATTTATTATTCTAATCAACCATCAGAGCCAGGTTCAATCGAAGCGGGTTCTGCAAATGCACTAAGAATTTCAGACTTTCGTGTTGTTAACAGTACAAACACAGTTGAGAGAATGGTCAACGGATACTACAAGAATAAGTCGATTAACGTAGACTGGGAGAGACACCAGATACATGAAAAAGACTACAACATTGTTGAAGACTATGATATCAATAAAAGATTGACTGACCCTCAGTTTGCTTTTGGTACAGAAACATTCATGCAGAATGTCAAACGGGATTCGCATATCAAACTTGTATCTACAAGATGGGCGCAAAGAGATGACCCAGGTATCGCAGGTCTCACAGAAGAAACATATGACTTTGACAGATTTGAACATCTAGGTAAAAGAACTCATAGGTCATTTCAAGGAATTATTGTCGAATGTACGATACCAGGAAACACTGTTCGTAAATTGTTTGATACGGTTGATGTTGCAGTGTATGAACCAGACGCAACGACTGGCGCTTCTCAGGTGTTGGATAAATACTTGAGTGGAAAGTATTACATCAATGCTATACACCATATTTGCACCCCAGGTGCTTATGAGCATAGTATTGAGATTGTCAAAGATACATTAGATAAACCATTAGGAAGAGAGTAAGATGAAACTATCACTAAAAGAGTGGATTGATGTTCAGATGGTCGAAGACTATCAATCCCTACAAGAAAAACTAATCATGTACAACAACGGCAAGAGATATGGTCAGATTGTGTTTCTTGCTGGTGGTGCTGGTTCTGGTAAAGGGTTCGCTATTAAGAACTTTATGGAAGGCGACAAATTCAAAATTCGTGATGTTGACGAATGGAAAAGAGCAATGATTAAACTTGCACAGGAGAAGAATAAGAATCCTGAACTTGCGAAGTTAAACTTGCGTAATCCAAAAGATGTTTTCAAACTACACACTGTAGTTAAGAACTTAGGCATCAAAGACAAGACACTCGACCTTTTGCTTACTGACCTTAAGCAAGATAGACTACCTAATATTATCTTTGACATCACTCTAAAAGAAATCGGAGATATCACAGAAGTTCTTCCTCGATTGATTGAGGCTGGCTACGATGCAAAGAATGTACACTTGACTTGGGTTCTAACAAACTATCGTGTTGCAGTTAAAAACAACTCAGAGCGTTCTCGTGTTGTTCCAGAAGATATTCTTCTTCAGACACATGAAGGTGCATCAAAAACAATGGCTCAGATTATCAAAGGTAAAACCCCCAACGGATTGGATGGTAAGATTGCTGTTATTCTGAATAATCCACAACACACAGTTTTCTTTGATACACCAAACACTCAAGGTAAGAAAGTTATCAAAGACTTCTTATATGTGACAGTTAAAAAAGAAGGCAAGCCATTTGACAGTGAAGACAAAATTCAAAAGCAAGTATTTGCGTGGATGAAAGACAACATCCCAAAATCTAAAGAGACGAGAGACCTCTTTAAGTAAAATAGGAGTATATTATGACAAGCAAAGAAAAAAGAGATGCTATCAAAGGCATCACCATGCAAGAGTTAATTGACCGTGGTGAAGTAGACCAGTTCGCTCATTTAGAAGAGTTATCTGATAAACAAGATAGTGAAACAAAAAAATTTAGCGATTGGGTAAGGGATGGCGAAAAGCAAGACTGATTTTCTTGGACTAGGCGGATTCGTCTGGTTCCAAGGTGTTGTCGAAGATAGACAAGACCCGCTTCAGATTGGGCGGTGTCGTGTGCGTTGTATTGGCTGGCACACATTTGATAGAAGTCTTATCCCAACAAACGAATTACCTTGGGCGCATCCTCTTTCACCAGTAGGTTCTGATGACGCAGTGACCCCACCAAAAGAAGGTGACTGGGTATTCGGTTTTTTCAGAGATGGTGAAGAGGGGCAACAACCAGTATACATGGGTATGATTCCTTTCGTTAGCACACCACAGTCACAAATTCAAGCACTACTTGGTGAAGAAAGTGCAGAGAATGGTGCAGACCGAGAATTAACACTTATCCCAAATGACCCAGTGGCTGATGTAAGAAATGGTGCGAATGGCACAGACGGAACTAGAGGTTCGAGTAATCCTTCGGGGCAAGGTCGAACTACAGGTAACCCATCAAATGGTGGAAAGCCTGCTAGTGGGGGTGCATTATTTGAAGCAAATGGTACGCAGTCTGCAATGTGTTCTGAAGATTGCGAAGATAACATGAAAGAGACGTTAAAGAAACATGAACAAATGGAATCTTTTTGCGGCTTTAGCATTACGATAAATGATGCAATCGCAAAGACAGGCACGAGTAGAGAAAGAAGCACTCCAGGTTCTCAACACTTCAGAGGAAATGCATTAGACTTATCTATTCGTGGTAAGTCAGATGACCAAGCATTGAAAATGGTCGAAGCGGGCAAAAGCGTAGGGTTCACAGGATTTGGTTTTGGTAACACAATTTTACACGTTGACACTGGACCTGCTAGACACTGGAACTACGGTAACAGTAGATATGGGGGTGTTCGTGTTTCTCGCTTAGGTAACTATGTTATCAACGGTGGCACTCTACCAAGTAAGGATTAACGATGAAGAGAAGAGCATTTGTAGGACCTGACGATACTCAATATGGCATCAATGATGTTGTATATGATTTGGAATCGAATTCTTATTCTCTTCCTGATGGTACCGCAGTCACACCCACAGCATCACCTCCAAGTTTTCAACAGAAGTTTGCTGAAGACCAAGGTACAGACTTTGTTGCAGGTTCTGAAACTGACGGAACCGCAGATGATGTAACATATACAACAGTGGCGCAGGTCGATGGTAGACCCTCTGGCAATGCAACCGAGCCGGGTACAGACTTACCAAGTTCTCGTCCGTCAACATCATCTCACGCAACTGGTAACTCAGTACCAGCACTTATTCAACAGAGATTTGATGAAGCAGTAGAAAACAATGCGATGGTTCAAGCGAAGCATCAGCCAACTAAGCCTACTGATGGAGATGGTAATCCAACTGACGATGACCAAGATGACCCAGTTGAACTAAAAATCTCAGAACCACTTTCTCCCTACAATGCACAATATCCTTACAATGTTGTAAAGGAAACGGAATCTGGTCATGTATTCGAACTAGATGATACACCCAGTGCCGAACGTGTCTCATTGACACATAGAACTGGTACATTCTTAGAGATGCACCCAGACGGAAAACGTGTCGATAAAACTCTAAATGATAAACACGACTACACAACTGGTGATAGCATTGAGAGAGTAGAAGGTGACACATACAAAATTTTTGATAAGAGTGTTACTATCAAAACAACTGAAGGTACAGTCACATTTCAGTTAGAAAGTGGTAGTATGAATATAACACTTAACGAAGGAAATGTCAATCTACATCTCGTAGGTGGCAATCTAAATATGAAGATAGATGGAAATGTAAATGAAAATATCACTGGTAATGTTGTCAGAAAAATTGGTGGAAATCTGACAGAAAAAATTACTGGTAATGTTGATAGAACTGTTGAAGGTACAACTTCAGATGTAACAACAGGTGATGTGACTATTCAAGGTGCAACAGTTAATATCAACTAAGGAAGAGAAATGAGACCAATTCAAAACAATGTAGCAGGACTAATTTTTGCGGCATTAGGTACATACTTTTTGTATTTGGATATGACAACTCCTATGACCATGACATGTGGTGGAATGCATCACGGCAATACACTTTTGGGTGTAGGTGAAATGACATGGATGTGGTACACAATGGCACTTGTTCATTTCTTTATGCATGATTGTTTATGTGCTAAATGTAGAAAGGTCAAATAATGCCCGCAGTAAGTAGACTTGGTGACGTATGTTCGGGACATGGGTGCTTTGGTAGTAGACCAAGTGCATCTGCGGCTTCAACTGTTTTTGTAAACGGAATTGCAGTTCATAGATTAGGTGATGCTTGGGATAGCCACTGTTGTGGTCCTGTATGTCACGGCGGTTCAACATCAGGTGCAAGTGCAACAGTTTTTGTTGAAGGAATGGGAGTTGCGAGAATTGGAGACCCAGTCGATTGCGGAAGTTCAATTGCCGCAGGGTCTGGCGATGTATTCGCAGGAGGATAATGAATGCCACTTAATACAGACATATTAGATTTAGTAAGTCAAGGTGCGGCGACAATCAATCCGACATCTGCGGCGGCACAAGCAACGACTACTGCAACGACTTCTGCTATTCAAGGTATTAAAGAAGGACTTGGTATCGCTGGCGAAACTACAACATCGAATGACAGAACAGCACAAAATACAAAGCGTGGTGAACATGCCGCTTTGGTAAATGAAGTCAATGGAAACTTGCGTACTACGATGTCTTCCGCAGAAGTTAAAGACCAAATTGCAAGAAGAGAAAAACTAAAAACAAGTTTTCAAAATGAGATTACCGAAATTGATGCGGGCAATACATCAGCATTGGATGGATTTGTATCAGCGAATGTAGACGGTACAAATGATACATATCAAAGTGCCGCAAGAAAGACATATTTAACAAATAGAATTTCAGAATTAGATAGTGAACTTACTGACTATCGTGCGCTTGACAATGGAAATCCTGCATCAAGAAATTTAGCACTTGCAACAGCGGATAGAAATCTAGTTGCTGATGAGATTAAAGATAGAGAAAGAGCCGCGGCTGGAGTTGAAAATCTAGCAGACCAGTTGGGAACTTTTCAATCACACACTGACAATCTTATGGGTGACAGTACACGACTTGCTGGTCTATCGAAAGCGAAAAATGTAGTTGGTACAGTTGCAGACGTTACAAGAGATTGTGGCGACTTACTAGGAATGGTCGGAGGATTAACTGGCGGTACTGACGTTATCAATGGTGCATTGGATGCTCTCGGTGATGTAGGTGAGATACTAGAAGACGTTAATTCAGTTCTTATCAAAGCCAATCAAACTAAAGCGCAACTTGAAGGTTTAATTGCCGATGACAACCTTCAGGCTGAAACAGTTCTACAAGGCGCAAAGGATGCTATGCAAGCCGCAGTCTTATCAGAAATCAATCGTGACCCATGTGCGGCTTATCTTTATAATAATGTTCTTGGCTCTCCACAACTCAAAGATTTGTTGTAAAGGTGTATAAATAGTCATATGGCACAAGCAGTTTTTACAGATATCAACTTAGACTTTGAACCTCATCCAGTTACTGGTGATTTTACAAAGTTATCAGACGCAAACGCAGTAAAGCGTTCTGTGCGGAATCTTGTGTTGACAAATCGCTATGAACATCCTTATCAGCCAGAAGTAGGCTCAGGTGTTCGAGGCTTGCTTTTTGAAAACTCAAGTGAAGAGACATATGTTGCTATCAAAGAGAGGGTTCAATACGTTATCGAAAGATATGAACCAAGAGCGGAACTAATTTCTATTGAAGTAGACGGCGAAGCCGCTGAACTTGTCGATAGAAATGAAGTTGCAATTACAATCAAATTTTTCGTGGGTAGTTCAGCAACTCCCGAAACGGTTCAAGTTTTCTTAGAGAGAGTTAGGTAATGGCTACTAACGATAATAAATTTCAGATTTCGGAAGTTGACTTCCAAGGTATTAAAGATAATTTTGTAGATTATCTAAAAGGGCAAAGTGAATTCAAAGACTATGATTTCACTGGTTCTGGTATGCAACAGATTTTGAATATTCTAGCATACAACACCAACTACAACGCATATTACTTGAATATGGTCGCAAATGAAATGTTCTTGGACAGTGCAGACCTAAGAAGTAGTGTTGTATCACGGGCAAAGGCACTTGGGTACACACCTCGCTCCACTCAAGCACCTAGAGCAAATGTTTATTTCGAGGTAAATGCTGGCACTGATGCACCCGCTTCAATTTCAGTACCTGCAAAGACAGTAGTAAAAACAAGAATTGACGATACAGTCTATAAGTTTACATTGACGGAATCTGTTAATGCAACATTTAACAGAGCGACAACAGATGGTGATAACATTTATAGAACACCAAATGTGAACATCTATGAAGGTGCGCTTTTAAGACAAACTTTTGTCGTTGATATCAATAACACAGAACAGAGATTTATTATCCCTAACCCTGGTGTTGATGTTGACCAGATGACAGTTCAAGTTCAGCGTTCACCCACAAACACACTGTCAGAAAAATTTATTCGTGCAAACAATATCACTTCCGTCAATGGAGACAGTGCAGTTTACTTCTTACAAGAAGTTGACCGTGGTCTCTATGAAATCTATTTCGGTGACGGAAACACAGGTAAAGCCTTAGCCCACAATAACGTAGTAGTTATCGATTACATCAACACGAATGGTCCTGCGGCAAACTCTGCTTCAGTGTTCACAACGTCTGGTCGTATCGGTGGTTACAACTTCTCATGCATTACAGTAGATAAAGCATCTTCTGGTGCAGAGAGAGAAACAATTGAGAGTATCAAACTATTAGCACCTTTGCACTTTGATACACAAAACCGTGCAGTTACAGCAAACGACTATAAAACTCTTTTGCTCGAAAACTACGGAAATATTGACGCAGTTTCAACTTGGGGTGGTGAAGATAATGTACCACCAGTTTATGGTAAAGTTTATATTTCACTAAAACCGAAAGATGACTTTATCATTTCAGATAGTGTTAAGCAACAAATTATTGATAGTGTTATTGGTGAAAAGAACGTAGTTTCAATTACACCAGAGATTATCGACCCAGACTATCTTTACATCGGCATTACTAGCACAGTAAATTATTCTCGTGAACTTACAACAAAGTCCGCAGAAGATTTGCGTAGTATTGTTCGTGACAACATGAAGAGTTACTTTAATACATATTTGAATACTTTCCAAAAGTATCTAAGATACTCAAAATTTGCGGCGTCTGTGGATTCATCTGACCCATCGATTACAGGTTCTCAAACAGACTTAAAAATGATTAAGATTATTGAGCCTGAACTCAATGTTCCAAAAACTTACACTCTAAACTTCTCAAACAAAATTCACTTTTATCAAGGTGCAAATAGAGTTGGTGCAGTTAAAAGTGAAGAGTTTACGAAGAATGGTTATACAAGATGCTATATTGCCGATAATGGTGAAGGCATTCTGAATATCTATCGTCAGTCTGGTAATACTACAGTTATTATTGAAGAAAGTGTTGGTACAGTAGACTATGACACTGGTCAGGTAATCATTAACAACTTTGCTCCTACAGAAATGGCAGATGAGGGTTCAACTATGAAGTTTACAGTTGACCCAGACTTACAAAACATATATGTTGTTCGTAATCAAATTATTAGTGTTCGTGACGAAGACATTCTACTAACAATTACAGAAGAAAACGCAGGTTATGATGCGGCAACTGCATCATCAAATACTGTGACAACAGGAGCATCTGGTACATCGGGTACTGGTACATCAAGTTCAAGTTCAGGATATTAAGTAGATGGCAATCTATAATTATACGGTTACCGCACAAGGGCAGGGCGCATATCTCATTAACGGGAATGCAAACCCTATTCTTACGCTTCAAGCAGGTAATACTTATAACTTTATTGTCAATGCATCAGGACATCCTTTCTGGATTAAGACAGATAGAGTTATTGGTGGGGATGCCGCATACAATACAGGCGTAACAAATAACGGTGCTGAAGTTGGTACTGTCACAATCACTCTACCTGCCGATAAAACACCTCCAAAACTTTTTTATCAATGTGGAAAACACATTGTCATGGGCGGGCAACTTACTAAGTATGAAGTACCTGCTGAAAGTATTGCCAATGTCATTGTAGACCAATTACCAGATTTTGTCAAGTCTGACCACCCAAAATTCCAACTATTCATGGAAGCATACTATGAGTGGCTCAATCAGCCTGGTAATCCTTGGAACGAAGCAAAATCTCTATTGAATTATCAAGACATTGATACTACTATCGATGACTTTCTTCTTAACTTAGAAAAAGAATATGTTGCTCTAATTCCTAAAAACTTTGATGGTGATATCAGAACCTTGATGAAAAATATCAAGCAGTTCTATATTACTAAAGGCTCTCCAAAGTCATACGAATTTCTATTCAATATTCTCTTCAATGAGACAATCGAATTCTATTATCCCAAAAAAGATATTCTAAGAGTATCGGATGGTAAATGGGATTCTGATATTACAATCAAAATTACAAACCCAGAACAGTACGATGTTTTTGAACTGACTGGTGAAATTATTAAACAAGAAGAATATTACTTTGATACTGATGAACAGCGTTTCATGTATCGTGACATCGCAACTGCTACAGTTGAACGTGCAGTTCAGTTCTTCTTGGGTGGAGAACTTGTTACTGAACTATTCTTGTCAAAAGTCACAGGAACATTCAGAGCAAATGACACATACATCGATACTACAGATACCACTGCATTCCGAGCATTAGATAATGATACCAAGATTTATTTCATTGATGCTAACAGAAATAAACACGAATATAAAGTTGAACCTCTTCTAACTGGAGTTACTATTAGTGACCCCGGTTCAGGATATGAACCTAATGATGTTTTGCCAGTAGTCTCTGCAAACGGTGACCCCGGCGTTAATGCTATTGCACAGATTAAGACTGTTCAGTCTGGACCACTTACAGGACTAACCATTGTAAGCGGTGGGCAAAACTATAAAGTAGGCGATGTTCTTATATTTGACAATGATGAAACTTCTGGTACTGGAGCGGCGGGTTTTGTCACACAGGTTGATGGTACTGGTACTGTCGCCAACTCTGGTGCAATTACTGGAGTAAGACTTTCTTCTCCTGGTTTTGGATATAAAAAACTTCCAACAGTTTCAGTTAGCATTATTGACCCCGACAGTGAACGAACTGGTCTGAACATTCCTACTGCCCCAAGTATTCTAGCGACTGGTAATAATATCGGTGGCATTAAAGAGATGCAAGTCATTAACTTTGGTGCTTTGTATTATAGCGCACCAACAATTGACTTTACCACAAAAGGAAATGGTGATGCTGTTGGTTCAGCACAAACTGGAGGTCTAGCAAGATATCCCGGTTCATTCTCAAATGATGATGGACATCTATCTGCCGCAAAATATTTGCAAGATAACAGGTTCTATCAAGAATTCTCATACGTTATTCGTACAGGTTTGTCTATCAACGCTTACCGTGATACAATTAAAACCCTTGTACACCCTGCAGGTATGGAACTCTTCGGTGAGGTGTTTATTTCATCGAAAGTTGAAACTGGTCTATACAACAACTCCACAAACGATGTTAATGATACATCGTTAATTGATGGTCTCGCTGTTCCAAAATATATCAAACTGTTACAAGTATTTCAATCCGAATTTACTCAACCTTACAAACAAATTATTCTTGACCCAGATGGAATTGCAAGACCTCTTATAGAATCCAAGCACTACCATGAATTAGAGATGATGACTGAAATTGAGGCTCAAGTCAGCATGGGTCAGTATATTCGTGCAGACTTGTCATGGACCGATGTTTATGGTGTCGCTCACACTGAACAAAGACTTCTTACAGTTACAGGCTACGTTGAAGAAACATCATTAACAGGTGTTCTTTCAGATGGTGCTACTGTAAATCTAACTCATGTTCCAGGTAGCACAATTAGAGCAACTCCACTAGAGAGTGACCCAATTATATCTGAAGATTTCACTGGAACATATAGCAGAGAGTTTAATGACCAAGATGGTACTTACACTGCTACAGTTACAGTAGAGGCAAGACACAGATATGAGCGACAGGGAATTATACCTAAACTACAGTTCCCACTTGTACAAGTTGGTAATGTAAAAATTGACTTCTCACCAGAACCCTATAATAGTGTAGACGACCCAGGCACAATCAATATGCAACCAATTAGAGAGTTGCATTTGAGGGTACCAAGAATTCGTGCCGCTTTTATTGGTACAGACTTTGCTGTCAACCCTGGACCAAAAGCAAAAATTGTATACATTGATTTGGGTATCGTCAACAGACATTTGATAAGTTATGGGCTAACTGACCAAATTGGACCACATGAAAGAGAGCCTTTTGGTTTTCAGATTGGTAACTTAACTGGTTATGCAACAATCGACCAAATTGAAGATGACCTCATTTATAAGAAGTATGCAGGTTTCACTGGTACTCGCCCAATCAAAAAAGGAAAGATTACACACATCAAGCAGTTTGAACTTGAGGTGGGTATTCAATCAACTTCATCTAAGGTGGCGACCAATGTGGCTCCCACTGTAGCCCGTAGTGTAGAAGCAGAAGTATCAAAAGTTGTTGTTTTACAGCCTTACGCAGGTGACATTAGACCAATCAACGATGTACTTTTCACGGGTTATAAATACTTTACTGGAACTATCGGTGATACACTTGATAGAGAAATTGTAGACTATTTTGGGCGTGACATTGTTCCTAGCCGCCCAGTCGGTGCGAATGGTGGTCCATCCTTTGGTCAGATTTCACTACAAACATTCATCGACTTAGGACTGAATATTCAAGACTTCTTAAACCATGAGTTTGGGATTTCTGAATATTTTGTGTATGGTGCTAACTGGCAAAGAAGTGTCGAACTTGATTTGGACCCGTCAAGAATTGACAGGTCTGCAACAGACGCAACTGAAGTTATTATCATACCAATTAAAGTAACTGTATCAGCCATTGAGACTACTGTGGCTACTACAGGTGACAGCAAAACTGTACCTGTCTCTACTCCACTAGCAGTAGACAACTCGTTCTACTCAGGTAATACCAAATTTGGGGTGAAGATAAATAGTTTTGAAGATAGTACAATCGAGGAGATTGAAAACGGCGTTATTCGTGGTTATTTTACTACAGTTAATCCGCAAACAACTGTGGTATATACTAGGGATAATACAAATACAATTACGGGAACTTATTAAGTTTGCGTTATAAATAACTAAAGAAACCAAACGATTTTAGGAGTGATAAGAAATGCCAGCAATCGTAACTAGCAAGTTCCGTCTTCACAATTCGGAACAATTTGTCGAGGCTTTTTCAGAAGCCGCGGCTACAAATATGTATCTGTTCATTGGGCGTGTTACGCCATGGACAGATGACGTTAACCCACCTACTCCAGTAGACGATTTCGACCAAACCGAATTCGACCACTGGCGTGATATGATTTCAGCAAAGCGTGTACAAGCAGGTGACGTATCTCACGTTGTCCCACGTTATGACTGGACTTCAGGTACAGTATACGCATACTACGACCACGAAGATGCCAACATCTTTAACGAACAGTTCTATGTTCTAACTGAAGACTTCAATGTCTATAAGTGTCTATGGAACAATGACGGTGGTCAGTCTACTGTTAAACCAACAGGTACAGCAACTTCACCTTTCACTACAGGTGATTCCTACAAGTGGCAGTTTATGTACTCAATCTCTGCCGCGGAAACTTTGAAGTTCGTTACTCCAGAGTGGCACCCAGTAAAAGTTGATACAACTGTATCAGCCGCCGCTACTGACGGAGCAATCGATATCATCGAAGTAACAGCCGCAGGTTCAGGTTACAACGCACCAACTGTTGTCATCGATGGTGACGGCACAGGCGCAACTGCAACTGCAACAGTTTCTGGTGGTACTATCACAGGTATCGCAATTCAGAACCGTGGTTCTGGATACACAACAGCAACCATCACAATTAACGATGCAACTGGTACTGGCGCAACTGCCAAAGCCATCATCGGACCAAAGGGCGGACATGGTACAGATACCATTCACGAACTTGGTGGTTTTTATGTGATGCTAAACTCTCGCCTAGAATATGGCGAAGGTGGTGACTTCCCAACTAACAACGACTATCGTAAGATTGGTCTTATCCGTGACCCAGAAGACGCTTCTACTACTAACGTAGCAACTGGTTCAACATACCTACAGTCAACTAAAGTAGAACTAACTTCTGCTTCAGTATCAGGTACTTTTGTTGAAGACGAAGTTGTAACTGGTGGTACTTCTTCTGCAACTGGTCGTGTTGTGAACTGGGATGCTACTAACAACATTCTTACACTAATTCGTGTAGATGGTACCTTCTCAGATGGTGAGACTGTTACTGGTGGAACTTCTTCCGCTTCTGGTGATGTTGATACTTCTGGTGTAACAGACCCAGAAATGACATCATATACTGGTGACGTTATCTACGTTGAAAACAGACGTCCAATTACTCGTGCGGCTGACCAGATTGAAGATATCAAACTAATCGTTGAATTCTAATAGATGCGGGCGAAAGCCCGCTCTATAAACGATTATAGATATATGAAGAAGCAACACATGAATGCTTAATAATAACTTTTAAGAGATGGACGGACAGTAAAAGATGCCAATCAATTTTAACATCAACCCATATTATGATGATTACAATGAAGACAAAGGGTTTGTAAGAATTCTTTTCCGTCCCGGCTATGCTGTTCAGGCTCGTGAACTGACACAGTTACAGACTATCATTCAAGAACAGATTAATCAGTTCGGTAATGGTATCTATGAAGATGGTTCAGTAGTGTATGGTGGACAGACTACTTATGATAGTAATGTTCAATACTACAGACTACAACCAACTATCAATGGGGTTACTGTAACTAAAACAATTCTGGACAAACTTGTCGGGAAAAACGTAAAAGGTCGTTACAATGAAACCTTTTCTGACATCGAAGTGTCTGGGAGAACCGTAACTTCTCCTTCATTGACACAGCGTTTGGTTGTGGGTGCGACTTTGACAGTGAACACTCCCGCTATCGAAAGTCGAAAAATTGTTGCCATCTCATCTGACGGACAATCCGCCACTCTTAACTTAGAATTTTCTGATACTGTTCGCACAGGCACTGCCGTAGTCGGTGGGGACACAGTTAATGTAATTTCTGGCGTTGACTTAACTGTAAATTATGAGACAAGGGCTTACTGCTTGAAAGCAGATGAAGCAAAGGGGGATGGTACTCCTCCCATCCTCTACTTGTCAACCCTAGACGGTCCAGGCGTTTCAGCGAACAACCAGATTTTTCTTGTAGACGAAGACGTTACAACAGACCCACCTACTGTACAAATCGAAAATACAACGACTTTTACAGGAGAAGCGACTGCGGTTCATATCGATGAGGGTGTGTTCTTTGTTAATAAGTTTTTCGTGTATGTTGAGCCTCAAACAACTATTATCGGTAAAGA